AATCGACAAGGCAATGATGGTCATCAAGGCTCAGATTTCTGAGCTGACTGGCATCAGCGACATCGTGCGCGGCTCAACAGGCCAGTACGAAACGCTCGGCGCGCAAGAGATGAAGCAAAGCTACACCTCAATGCGCTTCCAGTCGATGCAGACCGAAGTGGCTGAATTCTTCAGCGAACTGGAAGGCATCAAGGCATTCCTGATCGCGAAGTTCTACGCGCCCGAGACGCTCATTCGCAAGGCTGGTCAGCTTCCACAGGCTGACTTCATGTACGTGCCAGCGGCACTGCAACTGCTCAAGGACGAACTGCTGTCGCACATCAATGTGCAGATCAGCGTCGACGCCCTGACTGCGCCAAATGACATGCGCGCGATGCAGCAGAAGCAGCAAGTGATGACAACGCTCGCACAGCTCATCGGTCAAGGCTATCCGATGGTTGAGGCAAATCCGAAGACAGCCCCACTGTTCCTTCAGATGGTCAAGACCTCGATTGCTGGCATGCCTGGCGCTAAGGATCTTGAAGGCTCGATTGATCAAGAGCTGAGCAAGCTGTTCGGTCAAGAGATTGGTCCTAAGCCTGATCCACACGCAGAGCAGCAAAAGGCCGCTCAGCAGCACGCTCAGATGGTGGCACAGCAGCAAGCTCAACTTGAACAAGCAAAGCTCGAGCACGAGAAGCAAGGTGATCAAGCAAAGATGCAAGTGCAGCTCCAGATGAAGCAAATGGAGCTTCAGCATCAGAAGGAACTTGAAGCAGCCAAGATTCAGAACGCCACGCTCGCTGGCAAGGCAAAGCTCTCTATGGACCACGACGCCATGGAGCAAGCCAACCAGCTCAAGAGCCGCGAACTCGACATCAAGGAACGCGAGCTTCGCCTGAAGGAACTCGAACTCGTTCACGCATCTGGCGGCCTGATCGACACATCGGAACTCGAACTTCCGACAGGTCAAGGCATGCAAGACCGCCGCACTGAGAACGAGCAGCGCTTCATGCAAGCGCTTCAAGCGATGCAGATGCAGTCGCAACAAGCAATGACTTCGCTAGCCGAGTCGTTCAACAGCACGCTCATGGCACTGGCTTCACAGCCTGAGCCAGAAGCACACGTAGTCATTACGCGCGATGCAAACGGCCGACTGGCTGGCGCAACCATTCAATAAATCTAAGGGAGCCTCTTCATGGCAACGTTCACAAAGTACAACAAGTTCCTGCTCACCCAAATGAATGGTGGCACGGACACAACTGGCGGTTCTACATCAGGCTCCGCTCGCGTTATCGACTTCGACACCGACACCATCAAGGTGATGCTGGTGACGAACACCTACACGCCATCGGCAACTGGTCACTCGACAAAGACATCGGTCACCAACGAAGTGACTGGCACCAACTACACGGCTGGTGGCGCAACGCTGTCATCGGTCACTGTGGCTGACTCGTCAGGCACGATCACCTTCGATGCTGCTGACGTCACTTGGTCGCAGAACGCCTCTGGCTTCACGACTGCTCGTCACGCAATCATCTACAAGGACACGGGCACTGCTGCTACGTCCACGCTGCTTGGTTGGATCGACTTCGGCGCTGACAAGGGCAATGTCTCGGGCGACCTGACGCTTCAGTTCAACGCTTCTGGTATCGCCCAGTACGCGTAATGGCTAGGTGACTTGAACGTCACCTATTCCTTTGAGTAACTCTGATGAACATCAAACCCCAACCTCTGGTTCAGGACGGGGTGACCTTGGGTTCATCACCGTGAGGTGTCGCTTCGTCGGCACCGCATAGCAAATACTCAAAGGCTCACAAAGTCTGGCAACTCTCTCCCGAATGACTACGGAACCAGTTCGTCATTCTCAGGTGAGAGCTACAGACCTAGCCTTGCTGGATCGACAAATGGCCTACGAAGATACCTATTCCCAAACTCACAGCGACTCGACAAGTCAGGCAATGCGCTTGGTGAATACAGGGCATGGGGCACTCAGCTCAATGGCAACGACATCTACACGGTTCTTGCCAAGCCTGTCGTTCAGCAATCACTAAGCGCACCGTCTATGGCAGCACCGTCCTTCGTCGCTAAGAGTGCATTCGCATCAGGTACTGGTGCGCTGACTGTTGGCGCGGTATCAGGCACGGTTGCCGACGACCTTGTTCTGCTGTTCGTTGAGAGCGCCAATCAGGCCATCGCAACGCCGACTGGCTACACGGAAGTCACCAACTCACCTCAGAGCACTGGCACTGCTGCCGCTGCTGGTGGTGTGCGCCTTGCCGTGTTCTACAAGTTTCTGACCGCCACCGACACAACGACATCTGTTGCTGACACTGGCGACCACACTACAGCTATCAAGGCCGCATATCGTGGCGCAGACCCGACCACACCGATTCACATCACGGCTGGTGCTGTTCAATCTTCTGCGGGTACTTCGTGGACGCTGCCATCGGTCACTACAACGCTGACTAACACAACTGTTGTGTTCGTTCTTGCCAATGACCGCGACTCAGCCAGCACTACCAACACCTCTGGTTGGACAAATAGCAACATCACCCTCACCGAGCGTCACGATGAAACAGTGACTTCTGGTGCTGGTGGCGGTATTTCATTTGCGGATGGCACATGGGCATCCGCTGGTGCTACTGGCACTACAGCAGTCACTAATGCTGCCTCGAACACAGCGGCATTCATCACCGTTGCCATTGCCACAGACCCAAATCCACCTGTCAGCACTGGCTGGCTCAACCCAACGGCGAACTCAGGCACTGGTTGGACTGGTCTTGCTAACCTGTACGCATCGGACAATGCTCGTGCCACAGCCACGACTACGGGCACTGCCGAAACACCATACTTCTTCGTTGGTAACTTCACGGGTCTGTCGATCCCATCTGGCGCGACCATCAAGGGCATCGAAGTCAACTACGAAGGTGCCATCACTTCTGGCACCTTCTCGTATGCGTACTCGTTCATTCACGCGGCCTCAGCATTCGACTTCTCACTTCGCTCTGTCACTGCTACTGGTCCAACGCTGACCGCAACGGAAGCTGCATCAGTCGTTGGTAGCCCGACAGACCTCTGGGGTGAAGTTGACACGAACAATGACAACGTCAAGGATCGTGCTTGGGCCTCAACTGACTTCGATTCAGGCCTGTATGTCGGCTTTGCTGCTGCCGCAACGGCTGGTGGCACCTTCTCGCTTGATCAGATTCAACTGCGTGTCTGGTACCGAACCACAAACACGACCATCGCTGTTCCACTGCTCACTGGTACGCAGACGCTGCTCACACCAGTGGTCAATGCGCGTGATGTAGTTGCCGTCCCACTGAAGACGTTCACGCAAACGCTGTTTGCGCCGAATGTCAACATCGGCGAGCGCATCGCTGTTCCATTGCTCGCTGGCACGCAGACGCTGCTCGTTCCGACAGTCAATGCGCGTGATGTTGTAGCTGTTCCACTCAAGACCTTCACGCAGACACTTCAAGTGCCTGTGGTCAATGCTCGTGAAAGCATTGCTGCGCCGCTGCTGACCTTCACAGAGACACTTTTCGCGCCATCAGTGAACATCGGTGAGCGTATTGCCGTTCCACTGCTGTCATTCGCTCAGACACTTCAAGTTCCGACTGTCAATGCGCGTGACGTTGTTGCTGTCCCGCTGAAGACCTTCACGCAATCGCTGCTCACACCAACAGTCAATGTGATCGAACGCATTGCTGTTCCGCTGCTGTCAATCAATCAGACACTGCTGACACCGAACGTGAATGCTCGTGATGTGGTCGCAGTGCCGCTCAAGACGTTCACGCAAAGCCTGCTTGCTCCGACCACCAATGCTCGCGATGTTGTAGCAGTGCCATTGAAGACATTCACGCAGACTTTGCTCGTTCCAACGGTCAATGCTCGCGAGAAGATTGCTGTCCCACTGAAGACCTTCACGCAGACTCTGTTTGCGCCAATAGTCATCGAATCGCTGGCTATTCAGGTACCGAAGCTCACCTTCACGCAGTCACTGTTGACACCAACGATCAATGCTCGCGAAAGCATTAACGTACCACTGCTGTCATTCACTCAGTCACTCATTGCGCCGACCGTTGATGAAGTGACAGACATCGCTGTCCCACTGTTGACCTTCACTCAGACGCTGTATCCGCCAACAATCGTTGAAGGTGCCGTAGTTGTTCAGGGTCACGACTCGTGGGGTCCAACGAAGCGCAAGGGTCGTCACGTCAATGCGCCGAACAAGCTGGTTAAGCCAGAGATTCAGCCGACCATTCTTGAAGTCCCTGAAGAGGTCAAGGCACCACACGTCGCCGATCAGGCGGCAATCGATGCTCTGAAGGCTGGCATCACGATCAACACCACGCTTGATCCGTTGATCGCTCAAGGCCTGGAGGCTGCACGGCTGCTCGTTGAAGAGGAACGCCGTCAGATCCTCGAAGAGGAAGAAGTGATGCTGCTCGCAATCATCGAGCTTGCTCAGCGCCGTCGTGGCAATCGCTTCAAGCGGCTCATCACCTGAAATCTCTAAATACCAGGCACTCAACTTTGATGCCTGTTAATGCCAACCTACTCAGCTCGTTGCTCGCACTGCGGCTCCGAACACGAAT